AACCCCCAACTAATTGAGGCACCGCATGAAACGTATCGAAGACATTCCGCAAGACCTACAGATGATGTTCGATCTGGGGATCACCAATCCTAATACAGATAACGTCGAGACCATGCTGTCGGATATGCGCGAAGCTGTTCTTCGATCCATCTCCGAACCGGCCAAGAAACCTAAGACACTGCGTATGTCGAACATGGGTCGGCCCGACCGTCAGCTATGGTACGACATCAACCGACCGTCCAGCGGTTCCGATATGCCGTACAGTCTTCGCATCAAGTTCCTGATGGGTCACCTGATGGAGGCTCTGATCCTCTTCCTAATCAAGGAGGCTGGGCATACAGTCGAGGACGAGCAGCGCGAGATCGAGATTGGTGGCATCAAGGGACACATGGATGCACGTATCGACGGGGTCGTAACCGATGTGAAGACAGCATCTCGGTACGGCATGAAGAAGTTCGACGATGCCCTGACCCTTTCCATGGACGATCCCTTCGGATACATCGGACAGATCAGCGGCTACGCACAGGCGTGTGGCGACGACCGCGCTGCCTTCCTTGCCATCAACAAGGAGTCTGGCGAGATACAAATCTGCACCGTCTCTGGCAACCACATGATCAATGCAGAGGAGCGGGTCTCCCATGTCAAAACCGTCCTGTCTTCTGATACGCCACCTGCTAGATGTCACGATTCGATTGCAGACGGGAAGTCGGGCAACTTCGGGTTGGCGAAGGGTTGCACGTTCTGCGATCACAAATTTGAATGCTGGGCCGATGCAAACGGCGGCGCAGGACTCCGAGGATTCCGATACTCCAACGGAGTGAAGTACTTAACCCATGTAGCAAAGACACCCAATGTCGAGGAAATCGTCCGCTAGGGGACACTGGAAGAACCCATCACGAATTGCCCTCGACCCGGATAACTCCTTCGGCTTTGTCTATCTCATTGTCAATCTGCTGACAGGCCAGAGATACATCGGCAAGAAACAGTATCACCAGTATCGTAAGGGTGTACGGACACGGCCATCAGACTGGCGTACCTACACCTCCTCATCACGTACCCTCAACGAAGATATGAACCGACAAGGCAAGTGTAACTTTCACTTCGAGATACTTGCCGAGTTCAGCACAAGAAGCGGACTTGTCTATGGCGAGACGCATCTTCAGCATGTCTGCAATGTCCTGACGGAAAAACTAGGAGACGACGAACGCCTGTTCTACAATCGCTTCATCGACAAAATCCGGTTCATCCCGAAGGAGTTCATGACGGCCAAAAAGAAAGAGAAAGTCATGTCCCGTGTCCTCGAAGATTTTCGTTGACCTCGAAGAGAAGTTAGAGGTATTGTCAGATACACCTGCTGGTGATCCACACCGGCTCCTCTTCATGGCGGTAATCTTTCAGGCCATGCTCGATGCAACCAAGCCGGAGGCAGACAATGAGTCAGCAGAAGCAATCCTTGAAAGGAGCAGGGCACAGGCGTGGCTCTTTGCAACAACGGGAGTTACAGCAACAGACTTCATCACCGTATGCGATCTGGCCGGGATCGACTACAGTCATGTCAGGTCCTTTGCCCATCAGGTCATCAACACAGGCGAAGTCAGTTTCATCAGGAAGAAAATCAATGCCATCCTCAACCACAGTTAAATCAGACGGCTGGTCCACCAGCTACTACGAACTACCACCCGGCGCAGCTGAACTACAAGACCTGATCGAGTATCGGGAGATGAACTTTTCTGTAGGTAACATCTTCAAGGCCTGTTATCGTCTGGGCCGTAAGGATGGGGCGACAACGCTGTACGATCTGAACAAGATCAAGTGGTACGTCGAGCGTGAGATTGCCCGACTGGAGGAAGAACAACGGCAGGGTCAGTTCGAGTTTCGGGAAGAGTATCTATGAAAGAAGTAAACGGCCTCTGGTTGCCGGATTCAGACACACACTTCGCCGGATTCGACTATGAACTTGGGACACGGCGGGTAGCCCTTGGCCTGACCAAGCAGCGACGTGTGGCCCTCGATGTTGGTGCCCATGTCGGCATCTGGACACGACACCTTGCCGAGGAGTTCGATGAGGTCTGGGCCATGGAGCCAAATCCCGAGAACTTTGATTGTCTTACCCGGAACACCGACGATCTGGACAATGTAGTCCTGCGAAACGAGGGTGCATCGTGGACAGACGACATGATGACACTGGTCCACAATCGTCAGGGCAACTCCGGCATGTGGTCACTGGCCGCTCCGGGGCAGAAGGTTGATGGAACGGCCTACTTCGTCAAGGTCGTAACTATTGACAGCCTCGCCCTACCTGATCTAGACTTAATCAAGATCGACGCCGAGGGACATGAACCTGCTGTGCTACGCGGAGCAACAGATACCATTGAACGATGCCGTCCTGTCCTCTGTCTTGAGGTGAAGGGCAACGGCGTATCGTACGGATCAGTGGCTGATGCTATCAACATGGCGCTGTCCTCTTTTAACTTTGACTATCATCCGCACCGCGTAGGTTCGGAGATCATCTACACACCGGCATAGCATGGCAAAGAAAGTAGAAACACGAGTCGTCCACACCAAGACAAAACGTCGGACATTTCCCGCAGGACATCGCCACTCGAAAAAGATTGGCCGTCGCTCGACAATCGCTCGGAAGCGTGGTAAGTACTAACCTTCACTAACTCATCGGAAAACTATGCAAGTCACTCTCATCAACTCAATGGGCAACGATCAGACTGTTGTCGATGCGGCACGTGTATCTTTTGCCAAGAAGGCAGACAACTACACCGAGGCCCAGAACGAGAAGCTGATCCAGTATCTGGCCCGACACAATCACTGGACACCTTTCGGTCATGCACAGGCGACCTTCCACATCGAGGCACCAATCTTTGTTGCCAGACAGCTTGTCAAGCATCAGGTTGGGCTGGTCTGGAACGAGGTGTCACGTCGATACGTGGACGACAGCCCTCGCTTCTTCAGCCCGTCCTCGTGGCGTCCCCGATCAGAAGACAAGAAGCAGGGATCAGACAAGCACGATATCATTGCCGATATGCGTCAGGCGTGGAAGATATATGAGTCTGCTATCCACAACATCAGCAAGACCTATGGCATCCTACTTGAGATGGGTGTTGCCCCCGAACAGGCCCGGATGGTACTGCCCCAGTCTATGATGACTGAGTGGTACTGGACCGGAAGCCTTGCCGCATGGTCTAGAGTTTGTCGTCTGCGTATTTCCGACGACGCACAGGCCGAGACAGAGCGTATCGCGCAGGACATCAGTCGTGAGATGAGACAACTATTCCCCGTATCATGGGCAGCACTGGAGGAAAATAATGGCTGAACCACAGGACTATCTCAAAAGCAAATTGGCGAGTCAGCGGCTCGTACATAAAATCAAAAATTACTATGCCGACCGTGGTACTCCTAACGTCCGTGTATGGGTGGAGGAGGAGACGGTTGGCCGTCAGAAAATCTATCAAGTCAGGTCTAACCTGCGCTTCACCGTGCCGGAGATAAAGTAATGTTGTCCAACCACCTACCCACCCAGTACCAGCAGTTCATTGCACTGTCCCGCTACGCCCGATGGCTTCCCGAGGAGGGCCGTAGAGAGACGTGGTCTGAGACGGTGGATCGTTATGTGGACAACGTCGTTGCCCGTCGGATCGACGACGCGGCTGTGGTGGAGGAACTGCGCGAGGCTATCCTGTCCCTCTCCATCATGCCGTCGATGCGTATGATGATGACTGCCGGTCCTGCCCTCGACCGCGACAACACTGCCGGATACAACTGCTCGTACCTTGCAGTGGACGACATGAAGGCATTCGATGAGGCCATGATGATCCTGCTGTGTGGCACAGGCGTCGGCTTTTCTGTCGAGCGTCAGCACATCGCCAAGCTGCCCGAGGTTCCTGATCAGCTGTTCAACTCCGAGGACACCATCGTCGTCCACGACTCGAAGGAAGGCTGGGCCAAGGCGTACCGCAAGGTCGTTGCCATGCTCTACTCCGGGGAGATTCCGAAGTGGGATGTGTCGAAAGTCCGTCCGTCCGGTGCCAAGCTGAAGACATTCGGTGGCCGTGCCTCGGGTCCGGAGCCGCTGGTTGATCTCTTCCGGTTTACCATCAACGTCTTCCGTGGTGCGGTGGGCCGTCGCCTGAACAGCATCGAGTGTCACGACATCATGTGCAAGATCGGTGACATCGTTGTCGTCGGTGGTGTCCGACGTTCGGCAATGATCAGCCTGTCCAACCTGTCCGATGATCGGATGCGCCACGCCAAGTCTGGTCAGTGGTGGGAGGGTAACCCGCAACGAGCCTTGGCAAACAACTCCGTTGTCTACACCGAGAAGCCCGATGTTGAGTCGTTCATGCGCGAGTGGACAGCACTGGTCGAGTCCAAGTCTGGTGAGCGTGGCATCTTTGCCCGATACGCAGCAGATCGTCACGTTGCCCTGAATGGTCGTCGTCAGACAGGTCATGAGTGGGGGACGAACCCGTGTTCGGAGATCATTCTCCGCAACAATCAGTTCTGTAACCTGACGGAGTGTGTCGTCCGGGCCACCGACACAGTCGAGTCGCTGAAGAAGAAGGTTCGTCTTGCCACGATCCTCGGCACCGTCCAGTCTACCTACACCAAGTTCCCCTACCTGCGTCGCGTCTGGACGAAGAACACGGAGGAGGAACGTCTCCTCGGCGTCAGCCTGACTGGTATCATGGACTCGGTGGTAACCAGTCACCCCGACCCGGAGGTTCTGACTGAACTGCGACAGGTTGCCGTGGACACCAACAAGGAGTGGGCCGAGCGTCTCGACATTCCGCAGTCTGCTGCCATCACCTGCGTCAAGCCGTCAGGCACAGTCTCGCAGCTTGTCGATGCAGGGTCTGGTATCCATGCCCGACACAGCCCGTACTACATCAGGACTGTCCGTGGTGATGTCAAAGACCCTTTGACGCAGCTTATGATTGACGAGGGTGTCCCGGCAGAGCCGGAGGTATTCCATCCTGAATCAACCATGGTCTTCTCGTTCCCGGTGGCATCGCCTGAGTATGCGGTGACCCGTAACGACATGACTGCACTGGAACAGCTTGAACTGTGGAAGGCCTATGCTGTCGGCTGGTGCGAACACAAGCCGTCTGTCACCATCAGCGTTCGTGATGAGGAATGGCTGGAGGTTGGTGCATGGGTCTACAAGAACTTCGACCTGTGCAGCGGCATCAGTTTCCTCCCACACTCTGATCACACCTACCAACAGGCACCGTATCAGGACTGTGACGAGGCAACGTATCAGGAACTGCTGGACAGGATGCCCAAGATGATTGACTGGAACCGTCTGGGCGAATACGAAGCAGAAGACAACACGGCAGGGTCTCAGACACTGGCCTGTACGGGTGGAGTATGTGAAGTTGTCGATCTCGGCGCAGCGTAAATGTCAGGCCGCATGTCGGCTTGATGAGGAGAAAGAGTACTGCATAGGATGCGGTCGTACAGTCGAAGAGATTCGACAGGCATATAAAGACTATGTGAAATCAACTAAGGAGAAGTAAATGTTAGAACTTGTACTGTCCATCATGCTGGGCATCAGTACCTTTATAGGTCTGCCGTCTGGTGAAGTAAATGAATACGGTCAGCCACAAATCTACGGCTGGGGTAATCAGACCATCGACAAGTTCGGCAACACCGCCGCAGATCGTGAGCGTCTGGCTGCTGAGAAAGCAGAAGGTAAGTAAAAAAAGTCTTTGTGAAGGTTGTCGTCTCTGATGATTATGTCCCCATGGATATATTCATTGGATACGACGCCTCCACTGTTGAGGCCTACGTCGCATGTACCGGGTCGATTCGAGAGAACACCCGCGCTGAAGCTGCGGAGATTCGCGGCCTTAATCACCGCAAACTACGAGCCGATGGACTGTTCGACCGTCAATGGTCGGTCGATGAGATCGGACAATACTGGGATCAAGAAGACGGTCGTCCATTTTCGACGGAGTTTTCATTCACCCGTTTCTGCACTATCCCACTGGCCCGTCGCATGGGAATCAAGGATTGGGTCATGTTTTGTGACTCGGATTTTATCTTTCCGCACGA